TCCCCCTGATTTGACTATACTTTTACGTTCCAACTCATCAGACTTCCATTCGACTTTCTTATCTTTAACGAAATCTCTTGCTCTTCTTGTTATGTTTTCTGTTATTTTCCCATCATTTTCTTCTTTTGCAATTTGATCTGCTTTTTTATAAGCTTCACCTAAAGATTGGTAATCTTCATTAAAAGTAGTTAAAGGTCGCAAAACTCCTTCACTTATTTCTGGGCCATTTGGCCGAAGATCCATCTTGTCTAAAGCTTCTTCTGTCCGCAGAGCAGCTATATTTCTTTCTAAATATCTAGAACTAATATCTTTAAATTCTTCCTTGCAGCAATCGTCAAAAGACTGATACCCCAAGGCTTTATAGCCTTTTTTCTCTTCAAGTAAGCGAAGTTTTTGTCTTATAGAAGTGAAGTCATCTTTGATCTCCTGAATGAGATTTTGTGCCTCTTCTTTTGAGAGTTCGATGTTATTAGTAGGTGAAATTGCAGTCATTAAACAAGCTCCTTAAGCCAAAGAATGTTTTTTTCTGGGTGTGATTTTTTAGCAGTTGCATAAGCTTCCTCTTTGGTTAAGCCCCAGTACTTAACCTTTCTGCTTTGCGTTCCAATCTCAGATAATAAAAATGAATGAAGTCTTTTAGCTGGTGGAACATTTGCGGCCTCTACATCTGCTGTAAATTGCATGATTTATGAATGGGAAAATATATATGGGCCTATTGGAACCAACTTCATAGAGCATTACCAAATGAAAAAAGATTGCTCTACTGCTCTACCACAACCCAATTTCTGCTCCCCTTAAAGGCATTTAGCTTTGATCACCCTCAATCTCATCAGGTGACTTCAAGGAGAACGGGCAGTTGATTACTCATAGATGACCTTTTCAAGAACTATGCAATAGACCCACATATATTATATATAAGAGATCTATTCAGGATTGAATGGATCTGCTCCAGCTATAAGCAAAGTAATATCAAATCCGTTATCAACTACTGTGTCCCACTCTGTTTCTACTACTCCAATATCGACATTATCATCTCTATCTATAATGTTAAATGTGTACTTAGTGAAGCCTTCTTTTACTTTATGTAAAGTGCAGCTAAAGTCTGAATCTAAACCAATACCTTTACGGTACTTCTTTAATCCAGTTTCTTTCTTTATCTGCTTGAAGATACTAGGCTGACTTACTTCAAAAATCTGAACGCATTTAGCTTCAAGATTCCAGATAGGCCAAACGTAGCAATGAGTAGCTGGACTATCAGATACGTTTGCTTTTAGTCCAAGCTTATCGTTATCGTATTGAACTTTTGTTCTACGATACTCTCCTCCCATTTCTTTAAGAATATCTTCATCCGAAGGTGCTTCTCCTACAAGTGGGAATCTGAATGGCTTTTTAGTGGCATCACTAATATGCTCACCAAACACCTGCCAGTATTCTAGTGGATCTTCATCTAATAAAATAAACTCAACCTCTTGATTGTTTTCAATCTGATTAGGACGGAAATACCTGTCACCAGAAGAGCTTTTATCTGGTTCGTCAAGAGCTTTTTGATACTCTTTGTCTGCAACTGCTGAAAATTTCATAGTTGAATTTGCTGTTAAAAATTAAAAGTTAATTCGGAAGTTAATGCAAAAGTAAATCTTGCATGATATTATCCTAACCCCTTGACGCTAATATTGCAACTATGCTTAAAATAAAAAAACGCCCTTGATCTCCTCTAAGATCAAGAGCATTAGAAAAATCTACTCTAATAGGATAGTACATGAACACTGAAGACTTTGCAATCTCTCTCGTAGAGGGGCTGGTTTACGCTCCAATATATAAAAAAGGCTCCCTGATGAACTCAGGAAGACCAGCAACAGGAAAAAATCCTCTTGAAGAAAGTTACGAAAGAGAATTTGGCCCTGCTGATGTAGTTCTTGCTTTAAAAAAGAATCCTGACCTTCAAGCAGTTGGACTTTTTACTGGCATTAGAGGTAAGGGCATTGTCATCCTTGATGTTGACAAGAACCATGAAAATCTTTCAAAACAATGGGGTTCTACTCTTGAAAAAGCTCCAAAGATAGTAAGTCCAAAGAAAAACGCAGCTAAATATATATTCAGGGTTCCTGAAGAACTATGGGGATCAGTTAAAGGTCATGGATTAAGACAAGAAGACGGTGGAGATTATGAAATTCTTTGGGGGCCAAACAGGCAAGGACTGTTAATGGGTGCTTATCCAGGGCATAAGAGAACTAATACGCCAGAAGGTCATTATCTACTCCAAGGAAGCTTAAAAGTCATTCCAGAGGCTCCTGCGTGGCTTATAGCAGAGATGAAGGCTCCTCCTAGAACGAACCAAAACAGGAAAGATCTTGATTTCTCAGATAGAACTGATGATGAAATTATCCAAATTATTGGTGATTGCTTAAGCGTTATTCCTCATAGGGGTGCTGGCAGTAGGGAGCAATGGGTTCAAGTAGGAATGGCTATCAATTCTGCTTTACCTAACGATATGGGTTTAGCTCTGTGGTCTAGTTGGTCTGCTCAAGATCCTGATTACTCTAATGAATGGAACGAAGCTGACGATCATCACAATCCTTGTACTGAACCTTGGTACTCCTTTAAAGGATCTGGAGTTGGTCTAGGAACTTTGATTTGGTTAGCAGATAGAGAAGACCCCAAAAGGAAACGATTTCCTGAAGACATCGCCAAAATCGTTAAGGCAGCAGAAGAAAAACAGGTACAGGAGATCAGGGCAACGGTTCTTGACTTTGATGAAGTTGTAAAACGTGCCAAAAATATCCTTGATCTAGATAATCCAGCCGAAGTTAATTACAAGCTCAACGCCTTAGCTCTTCAATCTGGTTATAGAGATCAATCAGCAATAGAAAAAATTATTGTTGACCAGCTTGCTTATGAAAATCAAAAAGGAATCTTTGATGCAGAGCAACTAATGAAGATGGACATCAAACGTGAATACTTAATTCCTGATCTTCTTCCTAGTCCATCGGTTGTCTTGATTTATGGAGCAGGTGGTGACGGAAAATCAATGAGTGCTTGGACTCTTGCAAAGCATGTCTCTAGTGGAACTCCCTTTGTGGTTAGAGGCAGTCTTGTTCCGATCCAGAAGGGGCCAGTGCTTATTTTGAATGGAGATCAGCCGTTAACGCAGCTACGAGAACAGCTTGAAGAAGTTGATTACCCAGTTAATACCAATACAAAGATCCTGACTGACTGGCAATTACAAAGATATGCACAGTTCGTTCAGTTGATGAAGGACTATCAACCAAAATTAGTCATTATTGATTCCTTGATTGGTTGTAGCGGTGGTAAAGCGTTTGATGAAAACAAATCTGACTTTGCCACTCCTTTGTATTGGTTAACGAGAAATAATGGCAATCTTTTTCCTAAAACAACAATTCTGATTATTCATCACGCTAATAAGAATGGTGGTTTTAGAGGAACTTCCGCTATTAGAGATGCTGTTGATGAAACATGGGCACTATCTAAACCTTCAGAAGAGGAAGCTTCCAGAATTGGTAAGTTTAGTAGGTTGATCACAATTGAAAAATCCCGTCAGGGAAGGATGGGCACTCAACTCCTCATGCAAATGCAAGATGATTTGAGCTTTACAATCGCTGATCACACGCCTGAAGTAGAGTCCGAACCAACACCAACTTCTGTTACTGGCAGAGTTCTTCAAAGAATGAGAGTTATATATCCACAGACAAGAACTACTAATGAGCTTGTTGACGATCCAGTGCTAGAAGGCAAACCACCTGCAATAAGAAAATCTGTTCAGCGTTTAACTAAAAGAGGATTGATCGAAGTAGTTTCTAACGATCCAGTGAAATATAAAGCTGTCCTCGCACGGGGAGAGGTTCAGGAAAGTGTCCCAAATGGGCAAACTTCAGTGTTGGAACGGGATTAGGTCTGGGACACAGGCATGGGACACAGCAAAAGTGTCCCATCAAAATAATGAATGGGACACATTATGAATGTCCCATAGCACTGTCCTATACATAAAGCTAGTGCTGGAATGGGATCTGCTTTATTGGGACACATTTGGATATATCCCCCCGTGCGTGAGTTGACTATTTGTACTTAATCAAGTATTATCCTATTAGTTATACAAATCCAAATGTCTGAAGTCTACGAGATCTACGAATACAACTGGAACTCTGAAGATGAGATGATTTATGTCGAAGCTGAAGTTTCAGATTCAATCATGGTCAGTCATGCAACCTTGTACGAGCCAGAACAATGGACTCATGGCAGGTGCATGACTTCTTTCATCTGGAACGATGATCCTCTTGATCCTCCAAACAAAGAAAATATCCTTAGCTACATCAACAACAACCCTGCTGTCGAATGGGAATTAATGATTCCTGACGTTTGTTGAGTATTATACTATTATTGTAAAAATTACAATACTAATGAGTGAAAAGAAAAAAGGACATGGAACTCGTAAACATTTTCAAATACTTCTTTCCGAGCATAGAGGTAATCTTTTTATTCAAATGATGAAGGAAAAAGGAATAAAACCTACTAACTGGTTACGAGAAAAAGTTTATGCTTTCCTTGAGAAAGAAGCACCTCAAGACCTCTACCTAGAAGCTAAACAAAAAGATGAAATTGAATGGCAGCAAGTCGTTCAAAACAGATTAGAAGGTAGAGCTTTATCCAAAATCCTCAAATCAATTAGAAAAAAAGATGCGTTGCCCTAAATGTAATTTTATTCAAAATTCTTCAACATGTAAAGTTCTGGAAACAAGAAAAACTTATGAAAAAACAACTACTAAAAGAAGAAGACTTTGCCAATGTGGACATAAGTTTGTAACTGTAGAACAAGTTGTTTTACGTTCCAGAAAGTTAACAGATTCCCAGATAGAGGCTGTTCTAAAATATCAGGATGCTTTGTTTTCTAAAGAACTAGCAGAGCTTTTAGGTGTTCACGTAGATACCATACGGAAAATAAAAAGTGAACAACATGAAAAGACTCCTTGATGCAGTTGGGTCGCTATTTGTTTACAAAAGCCCTAAATCATACGAAGGATTTGCAAGATTCCTAGTTGATCTTCCAAGCAAACAATTAAGATCATTAGCTGAGACAAATGCTCATTGCAGCAAAAAAAAATTAGTCCAAATTTACCTACAAAAAAATGCCCTCACCGAAATTCAAACTGAATGATCAAGTTAATAAGAAACGAAATACAGGAATCTTATTGAAGATTGAACCAAACGTAGGAACAGTTATCAAGGTCATAGAGAAACATAACAAAAGAGATCGTATTTGTTATTACTACGGTGTTAAATGGCCTGATGGAAGACGATCAGAACACGCTCAACACATTCTTGTTCCTGCTCCCTAAATAATTACAAATCAAGTATTTTTCTTAGCCAGTTTTTAAACGTAGGTTGTCTTACAGGATTTTCTAAGCAAGCGATTTTAGCTTTACATCTTGCTACTTCAGTTAAGCAATTAGCAATGAATTGTGATTGGTGAAAATAACTTCTTTCTACTGCTTCACAGTGTCTTATTAACTGTTCTTTAGTTGCTCCTTCTGTAAACCATAAAATTTTCTTTTCTAACTCTAACTCTTGTTCTACTGTTGGAGGTTCCATTAGTTGATCTAACAGAATAAATTGCTCATCCAAATTCTCCATCTAATTCTTTACCTTTAGCTGCTAACCCAGTGTAAACACCATGTAAAGGATTGTCAGGTCTATGACGACCATCAAGGACGTACCAACGCTCCATATCCATCATTCTTTTTCTATCCTCTTTTAACCACTTTGGATCGTAATTTGTCATTGTAAATTTGTATTAGATTTTGGGTATAACCTTGATTGTAGGAAGTTAACAGCCTCATCATCAAGTGTATTTGTAGTCTGTTTTGCTGCCGATTTTAATAAATCAAGTAATAGTTTTTTACCTGTTTCGCTACGCAAAAAAGCATAAAGAAGAGGTAGGAAAGGCTTGAATAGTTTTCTCATAAATAGACTCACTCTTCACAATCCTATATAAAACCGCTAGATTTGGCTTGGTGATCCCCATACACCAGACAGAACCTCCCTGGATTTGCACATAAAGGGAGGTTTTGTTGTCTTTGCCGATACTCAACCTAACAGGATTATGGAGCAAAAAACGATTGTATGTTTTTGTTCACATTGCTTAGAAAAAAGGAAACAAATTGAGAGAGCTTACCTATTGAACAACAAAAAAGAACTGGCTAAAGTTAAATAGCAATTTATTAGGAGGTTGCAAGCTTAAGTATCAAACATCGAGATTAGGTATCGACATCACCCCCTATGGACGGTAGGGGGTTTTGTTTTTTCCCAATACTTAAGTAAGGTCTCTAACTCCTTAATTCTTGCTTTTACTCTAGTTATCTGTTCCTCCATCCGTTTGGATCTCTTTTAGATACTTCTAGTCTAGCTACGTCTTTTTCTACAGCATTTAAACGATGAAATATTTCACGAAAGTTACCTTGATTACGATTGGAACGGTTTGCAATAACCATTAACGCTCCAGAGATAGCTGCCCCTATCAAGGCTGCGAGTAGTTCTTGAGGCATTTTTATCCTTTTGGAGTAATCTTAGACTATTGTTTCTATTCTTTTATGCCTGAAACCAAGCCTGAAAAGAAAAGTTTGATGCAAAGACTTCAGGAAAAAGTTCCTGATAGAGATGAACAATTTGAGTACATCTCAGTTGCAGTCAGGCTTTTGGTAGTTTTTTGGAGTGGCAGTCTCGTAACTTTAAACTACTTACCTAAGATCCCTGGCCTGACAAGTGGAGAAAAACAGGATATTACATTTCCAGCTTCACTCCTGGCCTCTTCTTTAGCGAGTTTTGGTTTAGAGAAGTCAGCCAAGAAGAAAGGTGATGGCACGTTTGAAGTTCCTCCAGAAGATAAGCCAATGAC